GAAGATTCAGCAACTAGGCTAGAATTACTAGATTCGCTCAAATATTTTAGATATCTACCAAATAATTCAGCACCAGCTACATGGAAAGTGTCATTAATAATTTCTTTGTATTTATCTAATGTTCTAGCAACTCTTATCTCGTAAGAATAATCTTGATAATAATAGCTGTCTTGAATATATTTATCCGCGCTTATAAAACCTCTTGTGGTATCCCAATAACCTCTACCTTTACCAATACCACTTTTGTTAATACGGGCTGTAATCTCACTTCCTGTATTAAACTCTTGTATTGACGCTTTTAAAAAAGCTCCTGATCCATTAGTTGATCTAACACGGACAACAGGAACTGACTCGTAACCAGAACCACCATAAGTTATAGTTGTAGAAGTAATACTACCGTTACCATCAGTCGTGATATACCCGTTAGCAATGACGCCTGGATTTCCACCAGCAAATACCAAGATTTCATTATTGGTATAATTCTGACCAGATTCAATTATAAGAATATTATTAGAAACACCGCCAGAAAGGTAAGCAGTAATCTCTTCACCTTGAACATATCCTTTACCTGAGTTAATCGCTTCAGCTGCTAAAACTGTATTATTACCTAAATTCGGCCGAGCAAATATAGTTTCATTCTCGCCTACAATTGGATCATAACTATTTACAGCTGTTTCATAACTAGCATATTGGGCTGGTAAAATAGTTGGAGCAGCCCTATATTTACCGTCAGAAGAATTAGCGGTTGGAGGCCCATATAATATAATACTGGTGCTGTTAGTAACTTCTTTAATGACTTGAAGTTCAATTGTAGAACTTAAAGACCCATTAGCCTGTAAAGCTACTACATCCCCGTTAGAGAATATTGAAGTAAAGATCGAGCCGTCGCCAGTTACGGTGTTTGAAGAGGTGTCATAAGAAACGTTACCCTGTAGTTGATCTGATAATAAAGTTGATCTCACAAACACGTTGGCTGAAAAGTCATAACCATTACCAGTTACTATGTTATCTAAAGTAAAGATAGAACCAAATGTGTTATTACTATAGCTAAATGTATCACCAATTGTTGAAACTAAATTGGCGTTTTCATCAGCAGGAAATCCGTAAGTAGCTTCATCTAATTGGAGATTAGAATAGTTACATACTAGATCAGTGTTATAACCTAGAATACGGGAATTGGTCAAAGAACCAATGCTGAAAGAAGCGTCATCATCATCAGCTTCTTTGTCTTCATTTCTATAAACAAACGTAGCAGCGTTCGAAGTGTATCCAAACCCACCATCGTCAAGGTCAAATATCAAAGATCCAAAACCAATACCAAGTTCAGTTACTTTGAGAATACCATCAATACCGAAAGAAATTACATCATTATTAGAGATATCTCTATGAACAATTTTAATAACGTCGCCGATATTATAGTTTTGTCCACCATTAACAACCACAACATCATTAAGTGAACCTAGAACTGAAGGTGCAGCATTAATAGCATCAGTATCATCTATTTCATCAATTAAAACGATTTTCTCGCCAACTTCAAATTCTTTATTACCAGGTATAATATTGGTAATATAAATGACATTGATTACATCATTATTATAATTTTCTTTAACAAACTGTTCGACTGTAGCCGTAACTCTTGATGTTGCACCAATTACAGTTTTACCGACATAATCTGAAAGTCTGGCATTAGCAGAAACTTCAACGTATCTCGGCTCTATCCAAATACCATCAGACGCTCTTAGAATATCTCTACTTGGTAGATAAATCTCAACATCTTCATTATAAAGCAGTTTAAAAAGAAGTCTATAACACTGTATCGTCCCTTTAGAACGATACACGTCGAGAATATGTTTTAATAGAAATCTCTTGTTAGCAATAACCGAAAATGGAATACCATAAAGATATTTTTTCTGAAAAAACTCAAGAAACTTCTCGATAGTGTTATCAATGTCTCTATAATCAAGAAGTTCTCTAGCTTCTCTTACTGGACCGCCGAGACCATCAGTTTCATTACCCCAATCATCTTCCATCCACTCATAGTAAGCTTTTAAAAATAATACGAAATTTTCCCCATCTTCTTTATAGAAAGACGGGAATTGATTCTCAACTAAATTCGAAATAAACTTAGGGACTTCAAAATCCATTATTGTAGCTTCTCTAACATTGTTATTTTAACATCATCAGGGTCAATTATTAGAATACTATTTTGTTTAGCGATTAAATCTCTAGTGTCTGTTCTTACATAAATTGAAATGTAGTTAGTGTAATCAGCAACACTTAAATTGTTTATAGTAATCTCGCCAGTCACATAATCAACAGAACCTATTTGATCTGTAACTATTAACTCTGTACCAACTGGTGAGAAAACTCTTAGATTTCCCGCTTGATCGTCTTCAATAAAGCTCAGTGGATACGATTTACCATCAGTTGAATTATATGTAAAGTTTGAAGAAAGAACAGAGGTATGTTCAGAATGCAAGTCAAAGGTGTCAGAGTGTAATGCAGTATGATCAGTATTAGCGATATAAGTTGTTGATGTAAAATAAACCGGATTATTAGTCTTAATATTATAAGTAGTGCTCTCGTTCAGATTAGGAGTAATCCTTTTAACCATTCTTAAGTCAGTTTCATTACTGACAATACTTGTATCGGAGTTATCTATAGTTGTTACTAATTTACTATATCTTAGGTCGTTATCAAACTTTTCTAAATTATTTGTGCTATAACTTGAAATTGTATTAAGAATTAGGGTCTTAAGTTCTGAAGAAGTTTTAGTGGTAGTGTTTTCATCATATTGAACGTTTGAGATAATTGAACAATAGAAATACTCAGGATCAGCAATTTCTACACGATTTGGTAGAGCAATAAAGTCTTGAAGATATTTTGTAATATCATTCTTAACATATTGTGGGGCGATAGTCCCATTAGTTGGTTTTACTGAGACTATAACCCTACCGTATTTCTTAGGCTCGACATCCTGACCACCGTAAACGTTAACATCAGATATTTGTTCAGGGAAGTTTGTTAAAACTAAGGAAGCGTAGTCATCTGTAGTAACAGCTCTTTGTTGGGTTGCGAAATATCTAGGAGCAGAAAACCTTACAGATTCAATATCTTCCTGTCCTGCTCCACCAGCAGAGTTAGCGACAACTGAAACTGAAGAAGAATCTACTGAACCACCGTTTGTTGGGCCAATGTCAGTAGAAATGGCAAACTTACCAATACCATCGGCTTCCAAACCATTAGAAACACGATATTCCATGTTAATTACAGCACCGTTAAGAGGTTTTCTACCAAATAAACTATCACCAAACACGACCTCGTAAAGACCGTTTTGAGCAGGCTCAATAAAGTAAACATTAGAGTTTGCATTTAAACCAAAAAGGTTAGAAACCTTAGTAAAAGTGGTTGTATTAGCGCCAGCATTTTCTATAACTGTAACTGTCAAACTATCAATATCAGCGCCTTGATTAGTTAATAGGAACTGCTGCGTTTCAATATTATAATTCATAATGTAAGAATCGTTAAAGTAGTTACCTTCAAATATCTGCAGGTTTGCTACTGTATACGTGTTGTTTCCAGAAGTAACTGTAGTTGATTCATCAGTTGTAAATGTATAAGAGCCGTTAGAATTAACACCAGTGAATCTAGTGCCTTTAGGGACTGTCATTTGACCATTAAAATTACTAGAATTAACAGTAAGAGTAATTTCAGCAGAACTTGACCTAGTGCTTCTTGGAAGATAGTTGAGTTCTTTTGCATGCGAAACAACTGAATCATAATTCTGTGCAGAATCCAAGAACATCTCTGAAGCGATCATGTTCAGATAAAATGCGTTTAGATATGAGTTATAAGAAAGCACATCTAAAAGAACGTTAATGTTTGAAGCCTCAAAGTTGTAATCTCTGAAAACAGACTGCGTTTGCATGTACTGTTTAAGATTAGCCTTTAAGGAATCGAAATCTAGTGTGCTTAATACTACTGAGCTATTTGCCATTAACGAACTCTTTTAAGTAGGAATGTTACAGTGTTTGGTTCTTCATTATTTATAGTTCTAAAAGTAATAGATATAAACACTTCGTGTTCATTACTTTCCGAAGGCGTTAATCTAACATTAATCAGTTCAACTCTGGGTTCATAAGTTTCTATAGCTTTTCTTACAAAATTCTCGCCAGTTGAAAGGTTTTCTGGGATGTTATGTTCAAATAAAAGGTCAGTTAGGTAACAGCCGAAATTCGGATTAAATAACCTCTCACACGGACGGGTAAAGATTAAGTTCCTTAAAGCTTGAATAATAGAATTGTTATTTGTAACTCTAGCTAACTGTTCTCCGACAGGGGTTAATGTGAACTTAGTAGTAAAGTCTGAAAAATATTCAGTCCTTCTATTACTACCAGTTAATACCTGTGCTCTTGATAATCTTGCCATTTTTACCCTATGAATACGTTTGACGAGCCGCTCGTTATTGATCCTGCATCACAAGCATCACCCAACCTTGCAGCTAAAACGCCTTCTATATAAACCGTTGAACTTGATCCCGATATTGAAGCTGTATGAGGGATACAAGCCTCTCCAGATTTTATATCATGAACAACGGTCAAATCGCCCAATCTACAAGCTAATATATCGTTCACATAGACTGTACTTTGTCCAGGGGTGTCTAAAGTAGTAACCGTGTCACATAAGTGACCAGTAGCTACTGAATCCCCCTTTCTTGCTGAAGCTGCCATGTTTTACCTTTATTTCTATTTAT